GCCAAAACCGTCTGGGGAATGGAATGTCCCCCCGACCACGCTTGCGTGGGTACCGGCTGTGTTGCTGGTCAACCATCCAGAGAATTCTCGTTGTGTCTGTGGGCCAACGAGAGGATGTAGGCTGCGCTTTGGTGCGTGGCTAACTGTCTAACCAACAGGTAAAAGGGCAAAACACAACTGCAATTTATGAGCACGTCTATCTGTACTCCCCCCCGAAACTTGACAACCTGCGCTACGGTGAGTTGGTTGAGCTTGGTAGGGGCGAAGAAGATCAGGGCATAGGGGCAATCACCCGGCAAGAAGAACGGAACCCCCCTCTGTGCAATCTTTCTCATATCTTAATCTCGGCAGCAGGAAGCACTAGAAACCAATGGAACGACTCATGAGGGAATGAGCCTTGGCGATTAGGTGCGGACTATGTATAACGAGACATGCGGTTTCATTCCCCCAGGAGTAACGACTTGGGGCGAAGGAAGATGAGCATTAGGCGCGGCGAGGTAGGGGCCGCGAGTTCCGTCGAAAGGCGGACCCGACGTTTGGAACGCGTCACGAAACAAAGCAAATCCCGTCATACAGCATTGGGGACGATAACACCCAGCCGTGAGATAACACGTATTTACCGGAGAGGCATCCCGTTAGCGTCAAGCGCAAGCCCCCACGGCGGAGCCGTACCCCTCTAAGAGCCAGATTATAACCACTATCATCATGGGCTGTTACCAATCACGACTCCGCTCCACGGCGTCCGACACCACCACCGAGGTGTCGTACGCCCCTTCGTCTCCGGGCAATTGCCCGGAAGAGATGGCTCACCTGCCAAGTCCAGCTGAGACCATCGAGGAATTCCCACTTGCCAAGATTCAGGTGCACCTTTCCTCAGCCATGCCCGCACACTACAAGCGCAACAAGTTCTCCGTAGAGGCAAAAGCCCTGAGAGCATCAAGGTGCGTGTGTAAGGCGTGGAACTACCGCTACTCCCCTGTTGTCACTCAAGACCATAGGATGGAAGCAAGATGGCGGTACATTGCCAACTCCAAGGCAAACAAGAATTTGGGACTCCAACAACATCCCGTGCCCGTTCGTGGGCATGGAGGTGGGTACGTTCCGAATGTCGTTGTTCACCAACCCCTCTACCAGATCGTGAGGGCACGTATTCGTGAAGTGATGGAAGGCGGAGGACGTCTGTTGACCCTCTTCCCAGTTCACTACAACCGCGCCAAGGTCGCGGCTCTTGCCGAGGAGGATCTCATTGGCAGGAAGAATGATCGTGGACAACAATCAAGAATCTTGTCGCTGACAAGGATGCATTTGCCAACGTCTTTCCGTTGGTTCCACAACAAACTGGTCAAGGGTGAGGTCATCACCATCCGGAACGGTGGGCATTCCATTCGGCGACTCGCTCCTCACAAGCTCACGTACAACTGGGACGATCACCCAGATTACCCGGGCATGAAACAACGCTGGACCATAG